GGATTGAACACATCTCCCATGACACCACTGTATAACAGCGGGATCATGGACCCCTTAGCTCTTTTGAAGCTAACAGGGCAGGAGAAGGTGCCTTCGGAAAGACCCTTATCCAGGGCCTTACCTAGAGTACCAAGAGTGACGGCCAAAAAGCCAACACCCTCGTGTTCTAAACGCGCCTCGAGCGTGACAAGGTCACGCCCAAGCCCTTTCGTCCCAGGACGTAACCTGTTAACATCAGCTAACAGGCTACGCAAGATACTCTTATGGATGAGGTGGGGATCGTCTTTCCGGAGTGGTCTCATAGAGATCACCTTGGTCAGACTCTCGTACCGCCTCAACTCCTTCAGGCTCTTCATCCGATTCTCCATTAGAGATTTCGGAATCCTGTGACATGTCTTCTTGATCCGACTCCCGAGGTCGGCTCCCACCTAAGTTTGGTGTTTGCCGTATCTCAGAAAGTCTCTTGAGGAGTTCTCCGATTTCGGAGAAAAGTAGGCCTAGCGATCTAAGTGCTAGGACGAACTTAAAGATATTCATATGTGCCCCCTAAAGGGCAGATAGAAATCTACCCCTCAAGCGAAGATAAAACATGTGAATCTTACGATTCAAATGCAATAAACTTCGCAGTAGTGACATCAGCGTCGGCAAGCGTATCAGTCAGTGCCTTTACAAGCGCTGCCTTAGACGCTGCAGTCCACCCAAATGCGGGGAAAGAGGCAGAGATGGAGACATTCGCTGTCTGTTTTGAGACATCACCAGTATATGGTGAAGTCGCATCCAGAGTTTGCGAAATCTTCATGTAATGCCGTTCCCCACTAGAGGGTGAAGTCGAGTGGTTGAACACTAGTTGGTAACCATTGGTTACGTCCCAGCGTTCAGAGCCATAGCCGTCCTTCTTTATGACACTGAAACTCAGTGCAGGAGTTGGAGCGGCAGCCGCGACGGTGATTGGATCAGGGAGTGCCATGTCAGAGTATCCTTTGCTGACGTTAACTTACGAGACATCACGCCTCGCAAGGGATCCACCACGAGTGCTCGTGAGAGCACCGATGATGGCAAGTTGATTGGCATTCAAATTTGAATCCCAATACGATTTGACGTTAGCAAGCGTCGGTATCGAACGTCTTCTTTGATAGACGTAATCGAAACGTCCAGCGTGGAGATACGGAAAGACAATAGTCTCGTCCGCATGAACCCCGTTGATGTTTCTCGTTATCGACTGTGTAAACTGACCTCGCATGGTTGCGGTTGACTTACTTACCTCACGGTAAGTGATAAAACCGTAGTTGATTAGAGAGCGGTTGTTTGCTATAGAGCCCATAAGGGAAATATAGTCACCCAAACCGCCAAACCAGTCAACTATCCAAGTCCACGGAATCAAATTATAGATATCCGATGCACTAGGAAACGCTCCCATACGTTCACGAAACAACTCTCTTCGCAAACGTGGGAGATCAAGATGGGGAAACTGAATGGCCATATTCACCATTAGGCGAAGCTCACATGAACGTGAGCCCTCCTTTTGAACTGAAGATGACACAACAGATTCATCCTTCATGAAATCAATCGAGATCAGTGGCGGAAAGCTAGCCTCCGCTTCGATCCACCGCTTGGTGGTTCGAAATGAAGTATCCCTACCGATCGAGTCAATAAGCCGATTAACATCGGCCGTGACCCGCTTCGGAGAAGGGAGAAAGTCATCTACAGCTCTCCACGTGCTCTCCCATCCAAACTTAAAAGAAAGGAAGGCAGAGCTCGCGAGTTGATCTACGGTCTGAAGCTCGTCGTAATTGAAGCCAGTAGAATGGCCCAACTGACGTGCGTAAGTTCGTAGAAGCTGAGGATTTCGCCAAAGGTGGCGAAACCTATTCTGTTGTAATTGGCGAAAGAAACTTGTGCCAATTATACGTTCAAAACCGCGCCAGATATCAAGGGTACTTCTCAAAGTAAGAGGAAGTTCCCTTAATTCAGCTATCTGGTAAAACAAACTATAGGTTCTGTGAGTAGGTTGGACAGAGTCCAGCATTCCCAGAACATTCTTTTGCATTGCTGCATCAGAACGAAGCCTAATGTTTG